AGCGATTCTTTTTTTCAGTTGATACCAACATACCACCTGGAGGGTGAAAGTGGCTCTACTATGGCTTAAAATAGCTGAGAGGGGGTACTCTGCCGTGATGCGATGCGTGTTCTCTTATTCACCTGCACTCTCTACACAAGTTAGTCTCCAACTGACAATCTAATAGGGTAGGTAAATGGCTCTTCAATTCAATAGGGTATGTAAAAGTTATTTCAATTCAATAGGGTAGTTAAAATAATCTCATCGCTCTATATATCACGATACATACTCCTCACGATATATACTTAAACAATATACTGTATATTTATTTTAGTGTATCACGTAGAATACTTACTATGATATATAACACTATGTATTATGATATACTACACTATGTATCATAATATGTAATGTATCATAATATATTATATTATAGTAAGTGACAAAAAGACAGTTGGAGATATACGAGGTACACTTCATCATTTTTCTATTACTTGAGTAGAAATATTCAATTTATGGTTAAAGTAGAATTATCAGTTCCAACCAATCTCGAATCTATTGAGCTTTGGCAATATCAAAAGTATATGGGTGTTGTGGAAACTAACAAAGACCAGGAAGCAACAGAGTTCTTGAATCTTAAACTAATAGAGATATTTTGTGGAGTGTCGCTCAAGGATGTGTCCTCTATAAATATGAAAGACTTCAATAAGATAACAGAGATTATTGGAGATGCGTTCGCAGAAGAAACCCCTTTAATTAGGCACTTTGAATTAGATGGTATAGAGTTTGGTTTTGTGCCGAACTTAGATAAGATTTCTATTGGAGAGTACATAGACATTGAATCAAACTTATCAGGGTTTAAGAATATGCACAAGGCGATGGCAGTATTGTATCGACCAGTAACAAAGAAACACAAAGAGAAGTATCAGGTAGAAGAATATGTAGGACACGATGAGTACGCAGAAGCAATGAAGTATATGCCACTAAATGCTGCACTCGGTGCTATGGTTTTTTTTTATCGTTTAGAGAAAGATTTGCTAAATATTACCCTGAAATGTTTGGAGGAGGAGAAGGACAACAAGCAGATTATTCAAGCTCTGCATCGTTTTCAGGTAAATGGGGATGGTATCAGTCAGTTTACAGACTTGCTGGAGGAGAAGCTCTCAACCTCGATAAAGCGACTAAAATTTCTGCACATCAAGCAATGATATTCTTGACGTTTGAGAAGGAGAAAAATGAATTAGAGGCAAAACTAATAAAAAATAAATTTAAGTAATGACAAGTTTCTACGACGTAATCAATTCAATCAAGACCTATTTAGAAGGCAATAATTCTGTATCGACAGTTACATTTGGCGACCTATTGGAAGTTGATTTAAACAAGCAGACAATATTCCCACTTTCGCACCTGACAGTACGAGATGTATCTTTCTCAGACCACGTGATGACATTTACAGTTAATGTTATGGCACTTGACATAGTAGAGGAAACTAAAGAGAACGATAAAGAGCAGGTAGAGCCTTTTTACGGCAGCAACAATAAGCAAGACGTACTCAACACTCAGTTGATGGTTTTAAATGGATTACAATCATCGCTAAGGCGTGGAGGTTTATTTCAGCAAGACTTTGTTGTAGATGGAGATTTGACTGCATCGCTTGTAGAAGAAAGGTTTGAGAACTTGTTATCAGGTTGGGAAATGAATATAACATTGGAAGTGCCTAATGATTCAATAATGGATATTAACGCTAACGGACAAGGTTGTCTATAAGATATGGCACAAGGTCTAACTGACATAAAATTAAAGAACACAGAGGCTTTTCTAAAGGCTTATATGGAGAGATTGGAAACATTAACCAAGATTGAAATAGGCAGAAATAGAACAAGGACTTATCCATCAGGGAGAACTTACAATTCCCCATTGGAATCATCAGGTAGCCTTAGAGAATCTATACAAGTACAGAAAACAAACATAGAGAATGCATTGTTGGCTTATGGAATAGAAGGTAATGATTATGCTTAGACATAAATAAAGGCACACCTAAAAGCAAAGCTCCTTCGAGAGCTAAGTTGATTAGTTGGATAAAAGCAAAGCCAGTTCGTCTTACAAACAAGAAAGGCAAGATACTAAAGAGAACAGAGCAATCTATAAACGCAGCAGCAAAAAGAATACAAGAATCACAAAAGATTCACGGAATAGCACCTGTTCCATTCTTAACACAGGCAGTACAAGATAGTATGAAGCATCTTGACGGAATGGGAGTAGCAATAGTACACGATATAGCAGATAGCGTAGAACAGTTCTTGACAAACATAGGCTACAAAGAAGTGAATGGTAAATTTGAATTAATAAAAAAGAAGTAATGAGTAAAATAAACGTAAGAAGTCCGTATTTTATATATGATAATTCAACAAATGGTGGTAATGCATTAGCAAGTGCTATTTTGAACGTAAGAGTGTACACAGGAAATTCTACTACAAACTATTCAAGCACACCACAATACTCGATAAACTCTACTGCTATAAACGGCTCTGTTACTTTTGAAGTATCTGAATTAGTAAGAGATTACATTGAAAACACTTTTGATGGAGATTACACAAATTCTTCTAAGTGGTTTAATTACAACATTGTTAGAACGTATGTAAGCGGAAGTGTCAATACAACCGCTCAACAAAACTTTGCCATATTTGATGGCTATGGGTATTTCGAGGATGGCTCAAACCCACAAAACTTACAATCGGCACTTCAATCCAATACCACTATATTTACTAACGATTTTGCTAATATAAACATCCCAATTCACGTTACTGAAGATACAACAGTAAGCTATCTTAAAGATGGAGAAATTATATTTACCAAAGACTTGGTTTATTCTACAAATAGTGCCGACCAAGTTCAATATGTACAAAACTCATCTTTAGATGCTGATGTATTCAAGAAAAGAGTAGATGCTATCACAGGAACGACACTCGAGGCTTTTAACTGCGTTAAGAACATCGCAAGTGATGTTTATCAAGAGTTTGATGCAGATAGTATATACATAGACAAAGGAGGTGTGATTGAGGTTATAAAGATAGAAGAAGTCGAAGAATGCAAGTATGATCCTTATAAAGTTACATTCGTAAATAAATTCGGTGTACTGCAAGACTTATGGTTCTTTAAGAGGTCAAACCTATCACTTAATACACAACAAGAATCATACAAAGCAAATATAGTTACTGATGGCACTTATTCTATAAACTCAAGGCAAAAAACAGTATTTAACAAGACTGGGATGGAAAGGTTGCAACTAAACACAGGATTCTATCCTGAATCATACAACGAGGTATTTAGGCAACTAACCTTATCTGAAGAAGTTTGGATAGAGTATGACGGAGATACGTTGCCGATTAGTGTAATGTCAAGTAGCTTGAACTACAAGACAAGCGTGAATGACAAGCTAATCAATTACACTATTGATGTAGAGTTTGCCAATAACAAAATAAATAACATTCGATAGATGCAGCAAGTACAGTTATTCATAAAAGATCAAAGTTCGGTTTACCAGAGAGTAGAATTGTTTAATGATGAAACTATATCTTTAACACAATCTATTCAAAATATAAAGGATGTTGCTAAGGTATTCACGGACTTTACCAAAACATTCACAATCCCTGCGACAAAAGACACTAATAAACTATTTAAGCACTACTACAACTTTGACATTACAGGAGGGTTTGATGCAAGAGTAAAAACAGTTGGACTAATAAAACTTAACGGAGTAGACTTTAAGAAAGGAAAAATAAAACTTGAAGGAGTTGATTTAAAAGACAATAAACCGAATGCTTATCGTGTTACATTCTTCGGAGATTTAGTAGACTTAAAAGATTTGATTGGTGAAGATTTACTATCTGATTTGTGGTGGTTAGACAACACCAAAGAAGACGGAACAGGGAACGATACTTTCGTCAGAGAATATTCATCAGAAAAAATAAAAGATAACTTAAAAGGAAATGACACGACAGTCAGTTTTATAAATTCAAGTGGTTCTACTGAAACCTATTTGAACGCAATTAAAACGTCTTTAATATCTTGCACAAATAGATTGTACTATGATAGCGGCACAAGTAGCGGAGTAGATGGCAATTTATGGTATCACAACGGAACGGCAGAAGCACATCAGCACGGAGTTTATTGGGAGGACTTAAAATACAGTATTGCGGTTTACGTTATTGTAAAAGCCATCGAGGTAAAATATAACATTACATTTTCAAGTGATTTCTTTGATTATTCAACAGAAGAATATTCAAGTTTGATGATGTTAATGCACAGAAAAAAAGGACAAGCTGAAGCAGATTATTCTACGGGAATAAGACAATATACTGCCTACGTTGATACTATGGGAGTTCAAGCAGGTATTACATCAGAAGACTACACACTTAATAGTGTTACTTACCCTTTACGAGTAGATAGTTATAATAACAGAGCTGAGGTAAGTGGGTTTTTTGCAACAACTCCGCCTACGGGTTGGGACAGACAATATTATTACACGGTTACACTATCTCCCGATGACAATCAACTTTTTTACAGTGCTTATTTATATTTTAATGATTCAGTAGTTGAGAGTGTTGAAGGTATTCAAGGAAACCATACATTCACAAGTATTGGTGGACTTGGTTCAAGCAGTAACGGGAATTGGAGTATCAGAATAGAATCTGCCGATACAATTACCTTCGGGACGGGTAGAATCACTTGGAGATTTCAATTTGAAGAAACAAGCACGGGGACAGTTATACGCACAGGTACACAAAAGGTAAACATATCTCTATTTCAAGTAGAAAGAAAATTTGATTGGCTACCTTCGCAACAACTACCAAAAATGAAAGTCTTGGATTTTCTTACGGGTCTTTGGAAAATGTTTAATTTGACTGCATACGTTGAAGACGATGGTACTATAAAAGTTCAAAAATTAGATGCCTTTTATTCGGGTGGAACACCTTACGATGTAACAGAATTTGTTGATGTAAACACAAGTCAAGTAAATGTTGCATTGCCTTACAAGCAGATAAACTTTAAATTCAAAGGTAATAAAACATTGTTGGCATCAAAATTCAATCAGTTAAACAACAGAGAATTTGCAACGTTAGAATATAAAGGAGAGAACCCGAATAATTGGGTAGGTAACGAATACAAGGTAGAAGTCCCTTTTGAAAAGATGGTTTACGAAAGACTTTCTAACGATGCAAATAGCAGAACTACAACCATTATGTATGGGTTTATGTCAGACGACAATCAAGAACCCTATATCGGTTCTCCTTTGTTGCATTATACAACCCTGCAATCTCCCACATCTACATACGTGCCATCTATATCATTTAGAGATACAACTGTTGCTCATTCGGAAATAACAGACGATATTTTTATGCCATCTAATCAAGTTGATTTCACAACTAACACGAATGAGAATACTATAAACTTCTATGCCGAACTAAACGAGTGGACTGCAACTGTGAATCTAAATAGTCTATTTGAGGAAAATTACAAAGAGTACATCCAGGATGTTTTTAATGAAAAGAGAAGATTGACTAAGGTAAAGGCATTTTTACCAATAAGGATATTGTCTAAATACACCTTAGCAGATACTTTTATAATATCAGGAAAGAAGTATAAAATTAACTCCATTACAACCAATCTACAAACAGGAGAAAGTGATATGGAACTACTAAACGAAGTATAATGATAAAAGATATAATAGAATTACTAAACTCAGATGACTTTTATGGTGGAACGGAAACCATAGAAATCGCAAAAGGCAAATACGAATTAAAGGATAGTATCAAGGAAGCATTCAAACAAGGTAAAAGATTAGGATATGGCACAAAGTGAGAAGATAATAATTAGTGTTGAGTTAAAGGATAAAGGAGTAAAGACAGGTTTACAACAAACAACTTCTCAAGTTCAACAAACCACTGATGCAACACAAAAATTAGTAAATGCCGAGAAAGACGAAGCGTTTTGGGCTAGTGAAGCAGGTAGGGCTGAGGCTGAAAGGTCAGTAAGAACAAATATAGCTAAGTCAGAAGCGAAAGCACTTGCTTTGCAAACTGTTAAATTAACTCAAGCAACCAAAGAAGGTAAAACCCAAACAGGACTTAATAATGCAATTCTTGTTGAGGCAGGTAGAGCTGCATCTGATGCTCAATTTGGAAT